AAGTTTCTAGATCTGTTGTATCTGAATGGAGACTTGGATCTAATCTCCTTAAGTTAGAGAATATTCGTGGAACTCTGAGAGAAGACGTAGTTATTGAAGGACTGGTATCGAGAGCATCTGGTACTGTAAAGGGAATCTATGCTAGCACATTTACAAATAATGTAACAGCGTTTTTTGATAATGTTGGATACTTCAAATCCGACAAAGGAAAATTAGGAGTATCCAATCAAAAATTAATTGATAGTTATTTCTATCAAGATTACTCATATGTTATTAAATCAAAAACTCCAATTGACCAGTGGAGAGATTTAATCAAATCAACTACACACCCCGCAGGATTTAAACTGTTTGGTCAAGTTGACATTGAAACAAATGCTCCCGTTGAGATGCCAGCAGAAATGCCAAAGGCGTCGCATTTTAGTGTCATTCAACTTTGGGATCCAGATAAAAACAAAATTACAGTTGAAAACACAAGAAGAACTGTAACTCAAATTATTCAGAAGACAGAGAATCAAAGAATTCGTAAGGGAGTAGGTTCTGCTGCTACTTCTGAGTTTAATTTCAATGAATCTCGTGCATTTACATTTACACTAAATGGGTCTTTTGATGGATATTATGATTCTAATGGTATTTTGCAAGGTACAAAAACATTCCAATTATTGGATGATCAGGGTCAACCATTTACTCCATCTAGTGCTAAAAATTTAATCGTAACACTTGACGGAATTATTCAAGAACCAGAAGTAGCATACACTGTTTCTGGTGATAACATAGTCTTTTCACAACCACCCTTAGGTGCTAATCAAAAACTCACTGGAAACAATTTAAATGAATTAACTGATTATGCTGGAGTAACATTTTACGGAAGATATTTTAACTTTAAAGATAATCAATATAATACGAGATACTTTAAAAAAATTAGAAATATCTTCCAAAGAAATGGAAGGTGGTTAGACTCTGCCAATCAAATAGAAAGAAACAAAACTTTCATTATTGAAGAGTGTATTGGTTACGGAAGATCTAAGTATCCATCTCTGGATTGGAGCACTAAGCAAGATGACTATGAGAGAGATCTTGGTTACATCTTGGATGCGTATCAGCATGACATTAGATTTGGTGGTAACGTAAAAACAGTTGATTATGTCTCATATTTTAACCAAGATGATGACTATGATTATATCACAAACAATAAAACAGAATCTTTAGGAATAATCAAGTATGCTACAAACTTGGCAAAACTTTCTGTTAGAAATTGGGATGTTGTAGAAGCGAGTGTATCTTATATACAAGGTTCAAATATAGTAACAGTCCAAGATACAAATAGACTAGCTGTTGGTATGCATATTAGTTCTGGAAGAGCATTTGCGTCTGGAACTAAAATTGCATCAATTGATAGTGATACTCAAATTACACTATCGTCATATGCTTTAGCAAACTCAGGTGGTCTTGGTGGTGCTCCAAGTGGCATCACGGATTTAAGTGGATCTACTGGCGGAAGTGACTTTGTTATGCCAACCAGCACTGGGGAAGTTACCCCTGGAAATCAATTTGCTGTTGATCCAGGAGATATTTTACAAGCTCCAATTTCGTTCTCTTCATCGGATAGCGCATTTTTCTTCTTTAGTGGTTTGAACAATGGTACATTCTATGATGCTTCAAATCTCATTCAAGGAAACAAACTGTACTTGCAAGAAGAAATTAGTGAATACATTTATGATACATACAATCTTCCTCAGGGAGATAAAACAAAATGCAAGAGAGATCTTGGATATTTAATTGACGCTATAGTTTATCATCTGAGACTTGGTGGAAATGAAAGGGTTGTAGAATTTGCTAGACTATATTATACGAATGCTGGATACCCATATGGAGAAACTTTAACATACATCAATAGATCTACAGAAGAAACTAACGCAGCAATTGATGCATGGACAAAACTTGGTGAAAAAATGATTCTTGCAATGAGAAATAATCTTGGGGCGGGAACTTATACCACTATCGCTCCATATGTAGATCTCACTGTTTCCACTGATACTCAAGTTCCATATTGTGCCGAAGTTGCATCTGCAATAACAACATATATTGATGTTGTCAAAAATATTCTTGCAAATGGAACTGGTGCGGTTGATTCTGTAGGAATTAATCCATCAAAACCTGGATATTGGACGGATACAAAACCAACAATTGATTACAATTTAATTCCAGATCCACAACTTCCATATAATGGAGAATGCGATGATGTAGTTTCTGCTATCGACTCCTTATATGAAAATGTCGATGATGTTCTCGACAGTCAATTAGTTTCAAAGACTCTTCCAGACTATGTGGATGGCGAGAATAAGATTTTTGAATTATATTGGGAAGATGGTTCTGAAGTCTACACAGAAGAAGATGAAGATTTATTCTTAACTATCAACGCAGTTCTTCAGAGACCAAAGTACAATGCAGATTATCCAGGTGGAGATGCATATTATATTGATAGAAATACTATTCCAAATAAGTTGATCTTTGATGTTGCCCCAATTTGGGATCAAGATTTTGGTGCTAAAAGTATTGGAGAACCAACTGCCGTTGAAAAAGTTGTAGGTATTGGTGTTGGAAACTATAAGAGATTGACCATTGATTACAACTTGGTTAATGGTGTTAAGAGTGGTCCTTTCTTAATTTTAGATGTAGAAGATAATACAGTTCAATCTGTTGAGGAAAAAGAATATCTTTATGTTTTCTTAGATGGCGTTCTTCAAAGAGAAGGATATAGTTATACGGTATCTGGTCCAAATATCTATTTTAATGTTCCCATTAAAAAGGAAATGAAAATTGACATGAGATATCTCTACGGAAGAGATGTCGGTCAAATTCTTAATATCTACGATTTTGCTCCAGATACATATTTTGCTACTGGTACACTTACAATCAACACTACATCATCTCTAATTGATGATTATACAACTTATAGATGGATGGGTGATTTGTCTGGTAATGGTGTTCATTTATGGCAAGTAAAACCAGACGGTACGTATAATGTTATTGGTAAAGTAGCAAATCTTTATAGAACTTCAGGAGTCGTGAGGTTTGATATTATTAAATCTCAGAATGGTTCTATTATTGATGGATTAGATTTTGTATTTGCCGTTGAGGGAAGATATACTAGAACATTTACATTACCATGGTCAGAATTTACCTCCGCATCTCTTCAATATAAAGTTGATGATTATGGAAGAAAAATTCTAAGCGATGAAAATTCTCTATGGTCTGGCACTATTGTCAGAAAATACTATAGAAATCCATTTGTAAGTCTGTCAAATGGTGATAAGATTCGTGTAGAAGGAGAAGAAAAGTTTAGAAATATCAAAGTTCTTCCATCTAATACTACATCAAAAGACGGTAGAGATGGAGAACAACTTTCTGATGATATCTACGGGGCAGTTCAAGTTGAAACTTATGCTGGAGTTACTCGTGGAGAAGGTCTAAGTGTTGTAGCAAATATTGAAAATGGAAAAGTAGTTTCTCTTTCATGGAATCAGAGAAGCTGGAATCCTCTCACCCAACCAACAGCATATCAATATTTTACTCCACCTGTTTTAGAATTCGTACCAGAAAATGGAGAAGGTGGCGGAGCAAGGGCTGCTGTTATTGTAAGCAAGGGACAAGTTGTTAGTGTTGATCTTCTTGATGGCGGATCTGGATATACCAAGGCACCAAAAGTTGTAGTTGCTAGAAGATATGAAATTCTAAATGAAAGAGATATTGGTGTATCTCTAATTAACATTGGAATAAACCCATATGTTGAAAGCAGTGGTATGACTGCAGTTTCAACAATTAATGTCCTTGGAAATCAAGTTTCTGGTGTTAACTCTTTCACATCTGTATTCTTCAATAGTCCTATTGACACCGACAGAGTTATTACTGCCGAGATTCAATTACTAAGAGAATCTGGTGATGAACTTCAAAAAGCAGCATCAGAATTTATTGGTATTAGAGATCAAGATCCAAACGATGTACAAATCATTGATGTATTCTATGATGCTACTGTTGTATCTGCCGAAATCCAGGGTGTTCTATCTACAAATTCCATTTCATCTGTAAGTAGAACAATTACAACTTCATTTGAGAATTTAATTCCAAATGATGCTATTTCCAATATCAACTTCTTTGAGGTTGGCGCTTATCTCGATGTTGATCTCGATCCTGCTGACACTATTATATACATTCCAGATACCACAAAATTCAAGACAAGTGGATATCTTCTAATTGGAAATGAAGTTGTACGCTACATGCGTAAACTATTTGATCGTTTCATCAAAGTTGAAAGAGGAGTAAACAACACAACTCCACAATTCTGGGCATCAGGAACTTTCTTAAGACAAATTCCAGATCCTGTATCTGTTGCCTTTGGTGGCATTGCTGTTATTGAATCCGATGTTGCTGTTGTCTCCATCGGACTAGAGACTCAAATATCTAGAGAATCTATCATTCCTAGACAAGCAGAATCCCAGATTACACAGCAGCATAATACTACAACAGAAGTAGTTATCACCCCACCACCAGGAGGAGCAGTAGATGGATACGAAGAATCACTCTTCTTAGTAGACCCTGTTCCAGTAAGAGGATCAAATACTACTGGTGGTCATGATGGTGACGTTGACCTTATTGATGTTAATGGTGAATACTATGTTACCTTGAGAGATACTACACAACAATTAATCATTAATGAATTATTTGGTTCTGCACAACAATACATTGGTCAATATGCAAAAACAAATGCTGGACCAACTATTGGTAATTTTGATCAAATTTTAGATGATGGAACATGTAATGTTTCAGGAATAACATTGTTAGAATTAGACTTCCATTATCCTGCATTGACCATTAGAGATTTTGTTGAAAGATCTGAATCAAGTTATACTTTATCGGGTGACTATTTCAATTTGACGAATGCTTCTATTCAAAATCCAGTTACGATAACTTCTTCATCTGGAACAATTGGATCTAGTGTTGTTGTTCAGGATACTACATATTTCCCACCATCTGGATATCTATTTACTTCTGGTGGAACAGTGATTCAATATACTAGTAAAACAGCAACTACATTCGAAGGTTGTAGTTTCACAAGGGGTGCAAATACTATTAGTAGTGGTGATGAACTCATTCCGTTTGCAATCACCTAAATATTGCTATAAATATAAATAACACAGGCACAAACACTACGTCGGAAAAAACCAATGGCTGCTATTATCTCTGATAAATTTAGAATTTTTAACGCGAAGCAATTCCTTGAATCGCTAACTGAAGGTGCTACTGACACTAGTGCCGAGCGTTCCAGGATGTACTTCTTTGTGGGTCGCCCACAACCCTGGAAAGCATACTTAGAGGTTTACTCTAAGTCACCAACCAACTTCACAGTTGGCAACGAAGTGTTCATCGGTACATATGGATCTACAGCGTTCCGTGCTACTGTTTCTGCCGTTTATGATAGTGCCCTTCTTCTTACCGACGTTTTTGGCAGCAACGGTGTTAACTCTACACCACCCCTTGGTAGCACACTACTAGAAACTGCTGATGGTGGTTCAACCACAACCAACGCAACAGCAACCACTGGTGTTTATCGCTATGGTACTGAGGACATCCCACCTCTACCTTTAGATAACCAGAGAGAAAAGATTGGTCTGTACGACGAAATTATTGCTGCTAAGCGTATTACTGATGCTTTTGCAAGAACTGTTGTTCGTCGTTACAACTGGGACTTAGTTGCTAATCCTAAGTTTGATATGTGGAAGCCTGATTACTCCGCTACCCCAGGTGGTGGTGGTCAAATTGGCAAACAATCTGCAACTGGTGCATCTTCTATTGCTGATTCCAAGTTCTATGTAATGAACTCAAACTATGAAGTATTCAAGTGTCTCTATAATGGAGAGAATACTTCAAATGCAACTGGTCAGAATGCAACTGAAGAACCAATCACCACTGGTGCTAATTATGATGCTGGTACTGGTCTTTATACTGAGACTACTGGCGCTGGTTACATTTGGAAGCATATGTATACCATCCCAACAGATGATGTTCTGAAGTTCCTTTCTTCAGACTTTATGCCAATTGTTCTTCCTGCACAACCTTCTAGAGTTGCAGTTGCTGGATTGGCAGTTCCAGGTGCTCTCGATGTTGTTCTAATCGAAGATGGTGGAAATAACCTACCCGCTTTACAGACTTTATATGCTGGAGTCAAGGGAGATGGAACTGGTGGAGTTGTCAGGTTTGTTACTGATGGATCTGGAACTATCACATCTGCTTCTGTAGTTTCTCGTGGTCAAGATTACACATATGCCAATGTTCTTCTTGGTAACGGTAATCTATTCTCTGATCCTGGTCTAGCACCTGGCGATGCAGTCACAACTCCTCCTGGTGCAACTGGTGCTCTAGAAATTGTTATGCCTCCACAGGGTGGACATGGTTCCGATCACGAAACGGAACTTAACGGCAAGCGCGTAATGACAAACATTCGCCTAACTTATGCAGAAGGTTCTGGTGACTTCCCAGTTGACAACGACTTCCGCAGAATCGGTATTATCAAAGATCCATATAACTATGGTACAACAACATTCTCAACATCGGATACATTATCTGGTTTGAGAGCAGTTAAGATTACTGGAGCAACTGCCGATTATCTACCAGACGAAAGAATTAGTCAAACTGTATCTGGTGGCACTGCATATGGTACTGTTGTTTCATGGACTCTAGACAGTGGTTCTACTACTGATGGTGTTCTTAAGTACATCCAAACTAATGATGCACACACAGATCAGGGTGTTGTAAGAGCATTCGAAAGCAATGCTGCTAATGCAATTTCTGGTGGTCTATCCGCTGCTTCTGGTAATGTTGCAACTACATATGCGAATACTCTACTGGGTGCTACATTTGCTGCTGGTCTAGCAACTCCCGAGATTGAAAACAACTCTGGCGATGTTATCTACATCGAGAACCGTCGTCTAATCACTCGTGCTCCTGACCAGATTGAAGATATCAAACTAGTTATCGAGTTCTGATTTATAAGACTCAAAAGAATCCCCCGATTAATCGGGGGATTTTTTTTATCTCTACTAAATACTAGGGACTAGTGACTAGTATTTGGCGGAGTACGATGCCTCAGAAGACTAACCTAAATGTAAATCCTTATTATGAGGACTTTGACGCGAATAAGAATTTCTACAAAATTCTTTTCCGTCCTGGATACTCAATTCAAGGTAGAGAATTAACTCAACTTCAATCGATTCTCCAAAATCAGGTTGAAAGTTTTGGTAGATATGCATTTAAACAGGGACAATTAGTTATTCCTGGAGAGGTTGCTCTTAATACAAAGTTAGATTTTGTGAAGTTGTCTTCAGTCACTGAAGTTGCTATAAACGATGGTAATGATATTGTTTATAGAAAGTACGATATCACTCAACTTGTTGGACAGCAACTCAGAGGTCTTACCTCTGGAGTTAAAGCAACTGTGTTGGAAGCAAACTTAGCAACTGCAAATTCTTCTGATACATTATATGTAAACTACCTCAATAGTGGCAACTCAAATACGGAAGAAACTTTTAGACAGGGCGAAACTTTAGAAGTAATCGATGGTGTCAATACACCTTTGATGGTTGTTGGTACTGACGGTAGTGTTCTTCCCACTAGTATTGACGTAACAGATCCAGAATCTGGTTTAACTACATCTCTAGATAGTCCCGCAATGGGATATGGTTCTGCCGTTAAGGTAGAAGAAGGCATTTATTTTGTAAATGGATATTTTGTTCGCAACGATGAACAACTCCTTGTTATTGATGAATACTACAATAAACCTTCTGCAAAAGTTGGATTCACAATTGTTGAGGAAATTGTAACCCCAGAAGAAGATGCAAGTCTTTATGATAATGCAATCGGTTCTTCAAACTATACTGCTCCTGGGGCTCATAGACTTAAGATTAGTCTGTCTCTAAAAGAATTTGCATTAAATGCAATTACAGATAAGAATTTTATTCAACTCCTAACAGTATCGAAGGGTGTAGTTCAAAGAAAAGTTTCTGCTGCTGATTATACTCTTCTTGAGCAAACTCTTGCTCGTAGGACATTTGATGAAAGTGGTGATTATGTAGTAGATAGTTTTGCTATTGATATAAGAGAATATGCTCAGAAAGAAAGTAACATGGGCATCTACTCAGTAGATGAATTTGGATTATATAATGGTTTGACAGATGCCATGGCATCTAAGAAAATGATTGCCAGTGTTGGACCTGGAAAAGCATATATTAAAGGATATGAAATTGTAAATAAAGAAACTAAGTATCTTGAGATCAACAAAGCAAGAGAAAGCTTATCATCAGACAACGTAACTCTTAAAACAAAGGGACTTCCAACTTATAGTATTTCTAATGTTTTTGGAAGTGTTCCTCTAAACAAAGAGGGATCTCAGTTAACTGCATATCCAACTGTATATCTTTACTCATTATTTAATGATGGTTATGTTGGATTAAATGGAACAGAGTCCGATTCTAACTATCGACAAACAATTCAAAGAAGAGGTCTTTTCTTTGATTCTAATATCGGAATCAAGACCATAACTTTGGAAATCGTTGATGTTAATATTCCCATCACATCTATTATTCCATCCGAATTAGAAACAACATTTGCAAAACTTTGGTATGTTAAAACAAGAGCAGGAACTAATGTTGTTGGAAGTGTTGATGTTCTTTCTTACACTAAGGTTTTCAAACCACTAAGAAATTCTGGAACTTCTGAAGAGTCTAGATTTTTTGAAGTTACTGTTGCTGGATTAAAAACAGATTTAGAAAATGTATTTAAAGAATATGATGAAAGTTCTGATAATAAACAGAGAAAATTATTCTTAACTCAGAATGACGCTCTTGGAGATGAGAAAGAGGGTCTTTCTTCAACTGTGTTTGCAAACATTATGGATTATAGTGATACTATTACTCCTGTAATTGGAACTGCAAAACCAAGTAATTTTTACTTACAACGCAGGGGAGATGGATTTAATCCAGATTCAAGTATTGTAATATCTAAAGGTATTCTTCCCCAAGGAACATCTGCGTACAATGCTACTTTTGGATTGTCATATTTCGATCCACAGTTCTTCACAAAAATAAAATTAGAATCTGTTCCACCAGAAAACACATATGATGTTGGTGTATATGTCTATGGTTTAACTAGTGGTGCCTATGGTGTAGTTGAGGGAGCTCCTGCTGGAGTATATTCAACTGGCAAACTTTTATATGTAAAGACTCTTTCTGGAAAATTTGTCCCTGGAGAAACCATTAGAGATGAAGAAGGCAATCTTGTAAAAATTGCTCAGGAAAACACACTGTCACACTTTATTGTTCAAAATAGAGGACTAGGATATCCCAATTCTTCCAGCCTTATTATTGATGGTGTTGAATACGATCAATCAAAAATTGAAATTGGATTCCAAGGTCAAGGAATTTATAAAGTAGAAATTTTAGATAGAACTTCCGTAAATACTCAATATGCAAGACCACCTGTAGTAACAGTTGATCCTGGAACAACCACTCCAACGGAGGCAGCTGCGGTAGTTCCTGTGTTGAATAAAAACACAGTAACAACTTACACACCACAAAACGTAAAATCTTTTGGTTCAACTTACGGATCTGGAGGAGAAAACAAGTTTACATGTGATGTTGTAATTGATGATAGAGTATATGCAGATATTTCTCCAGTTACAGACTTTACTTTCTTTGGATCAAAAGGATCTAAATTTTTAGAATCCACTAGTTTTAGTGCTGACGCAAGTTCTGTGGTTCAACAAGGAGATCTTGTACAATTCTCAGATGCTTCTAATAATACTATTAGAGCAATTGTACAATATGCAACTGTTCAACAAGGATCTTCGAAGACGAGAATTTATCTCGATGAAACTCTTTATGATGACGTAACTAGCACTACAGTTGTTCGCTTGCGTCCAAAAGTAGCAAATTCCAATTCAGGAACACTACTCTTCCCAACTGGTAGTAAGCAAGTATCACAAATTTCTGCTGGAACAGAAGATAGTAAGATTAAATATTTCTTCCGCAGAGATTTTGTAACCACTGGTTCAACAGGTGGTGGTCTAATTACTTTTGCTGCACAACTTCCATTTGGAACACAAAGATTTACTGCATTTAATGAGAACAATTACATTATTACGGTACTCAATAAGAATAGTGCGGATCTTGTAGAAACTGGCGACATTGTTTACATTGATGCTGATAATGTCACCATCTCATCTTCCACTGATACAGCAAGCGGATTAACTTCTGGAAGTATTCAATTCAATCTTCCAACATCATACTTCAATACTAATTTTGAAGGAGTATCAAATTATGTTGCTCCAGAACTAAAATTAACCGCAACACTAGAAGTATCTAACGCAAAACCAAGACTCAAGACAGCAGTTAGAAATAAGAGAATTGTTGTTGACTCTGCTGGCGATAGAGTAATCCCATTTAGAGGAACTGATTATGACACTGATGTTGTAGAAACTCTATCATATTCAGATGCATTCAGATTGAGATATGTTTATGAGGGAACTAGCACCCAACCACCAGAAATTGATAGTGCTGGCAACCTAGTATCTGGAACAGATGTTACCAATAGATATACTTTTGATAACGGACAAAGAGATACAATTTACGATGTGTCTAGAATTGTTATTAGACCTGGATTTGAACCATCTGTAGGTCAACTTGTTATTGCATTTGATTATTTTGAACAATCACAGGGAGACTTCTGTACTATTGATAGTTATCTACACGAAGCTGGTGTAACGGAAGATGAAATTCCATCGTTTAATTCATCTGTTCTTGGAAATGTAGAACTCAAGAACCTTATAGACTTTAGACCAAAAGTTAATAGTCAGACAATTGTTCCTGGATTCCAAGACACTGCTTCACTCGAAGTAACTACCAGCAACTTTACTGGTCCTGGTTCTGTGGTAGCAAGCACTCCTGCTCCAGACACTACACTTGAATATACATTCTCATTCAGTCAAGTTCAATATCTTGATCGTATTGATGGTATTTTCTTGAATAAGAAGGGAGAATTTATTGTCAAGGAAGGAAATTCTTCACTCAACCCATCAAAACCAGATCCAGTAAAAGATTCTATTCCTCTATTCTATGCGTACATTCCTGCTTATACAAATACAAGTAAGGATGTGAGAATTACTCCTGTTGAGCACAGGCGTTATACAATGAAAGACATTGGTAAACTTGAGAAGCGTATTGAACGTCTTGAGTATTACACAACTCTTAGTATTCTTGAGCAGCAAGCACTTAACATGCAGGTCAAGGATAGTATTGGTTTAGACAGATTTAAGTGCGGTTTCTTTGTTGATAATTTTGAAGCACATAAGGTTGGCAATCTTGTTTCTGCAGACTATAAGTGTTCTATCGACAGTAAGCAATCTGTTCTCCGCCCACAATCAAAAGAAGATTCACTGAAATTAAAAGAAGTTTACACCAGACAAGATCAAAGATCTGTTGCTGGATATCAAAAGTCTGGTGATATCGTAACTCTTCCATACTCAAAGGTTAAGTTACTTGGTAATGAGTTTGCCTCTAAGACAATCAATCCAAATCCATTTGTTGTCTTCCAGTATGTTGGTGATGGCAAAATTTCTCCAGAGATTGATCAGTGGTATGACCAATCTATTGATCCTCTTGTTGTAGATACTAACACCAGTATCTTTAATATTTTCCTCGCTAAGGATGATTCTAGAGAGAGTTTCTCTAGTTTACACAATTCATTTATTGTAAACTGGGTTGGCAGTTCTCCATCATTTACTTCTATCAATTCTTTAGGAGAGTCCAATACTTCCAGTGCCAAATCAACAGTAAGCGCCGCTTCGGTTGGAAGTTCTTCAAATATTAGTCCTCAAAACAACGAAGTTGGAAAAGGAGTTCAGTCAAAAACTGTAGGAGAAAATATTGTTTCCACTTCATTGCAGTTTTTTGCTAGAACTCAACCAATCAAGTTTGTCATTGGAAGACTGAAACCAAACACAAAAGTTTCCGTATTCCTTGAAGGAAGAAATATTAATCGTTGGGTAAATCCAGATTTGAGATTTACTGGAATTGCTGGAAACTCATTGTCTGCTTTTAATGGAGACATTGTAACAGATGAGAGTGGTAATGCCAGTGGATTAATTCTTTTACCTTCTGGATATCCACCCAGAGAGAATGCTACTTGGACTGGTGATGTTGGAACTGTAGACTATGATACTTCTGCAGAAGAACTGAGATTTACAGTTGGAACACTCACATTTAGATTCACTTCAAGTGCAACAAATGCAGACAAAACAACTGTAGATACATATGCTGAAATGAAATATTATGCTACTGGCATTCTTCCAGAGAATCCAGTAAGTATTGTTTCCACAAGACCTTCATACTTCAAATCTAATGAAGGTGTTCAGTTTGTTGACAGTAATACTGATAATCCAATCAGACCCAATCCACTTGCACAGACATTTAAAGTTGAGAACTATCAAGGTGGATTATTTGTTACTGGTGCAGATCTGTTCTTTAAGAGCAAGAGTTCTGAAGTTCCAGTTAAAGTATACCTAACAAACGTAGATTACGACAAACCTGCTAAGAATATTGTTCCTGGAACTGAAAAAACTTTAACTCCATCAACTTACTTAAAGTGCTATGCTAATGGAAATTTGAATGTCACTCAAGGGGAATATGTTGTAGGAACTAGTTCTGCTGCTTCTGGTCCTATTTCCTCAATCCTTGATAAGAATGGTGTTGAATTGACTCCAACTTCGACTGGAATTTATTCTTTAACCAATGAGCAGGTTTATACTTTAATTCTTAGCAACCACAATGGTCGTTCATTTAGTCAGAACGAGCAATTAGAAATTCCTTCAGTAACATTAGCAAATTCTACTGGCGGAACAGATCTTTCATTGACAATTGCTAAGGACAGTGGAAAACTTTCCGATATTAGAATTACCAATACTGGTGCGAATTATGATAGTGCGGTTTTGACGATTGAGAGTCCACAACTTCCTGGTGGATCTGTAGCTACAGCAAGAATCAATGTGTCAAACGGTCAGATCTATAATGCCGAGGTTTCTATTGCTGGATTTGGTTATACCGAAGCACCATCAGTAGTCATCAAGGGCGTTGGTAATGGCGCTGGAGGATGCACAGTAGAGACCTTTATTGATATTGATACCCCAGCAGTTAGAATGGGCGTAGCAACGGATTTTGAGGGTGTTACAGAGTCTACTACTCCTACTAGATTCGAGTTTGATTATCCAGTGTATCTGCAAAATGATACCGAGTACGCATTGGTTGTAGAAACAGATTCTATTGATTATGAAATGTGGGCATCCAGATTAGGAGAAACTGATCTTTCTACAAGTACAGTTATTACATCACAACCATCTCTTGGTTCTGTTTACAAATCACAGAATACAGAAAATTGGACTGAAGATATTTTTGAAGATCTCAAGTTCTCTCTATACAGAGCAGAATTCGATATCACAAGACCAGCAGAACTTCTTCTTAAGAACGAAAGTCTTGGTTATGACAAGTTAACTGCTGATGCAATTGAAACCAATGCCACATCAGATTCAATTGCCACATCAAAACTGTTCAAGAACAACAACAGTGTTATTAAAGTAAATCATAGAGACAATGGATTTGAAGACAGTGGAAAATCATATGTTTTCTTCAGAACTGTATCTGACGTTGGTGGAATCACTTCAGAGGTATTGAATACTAATCTATTTGAAGTTACAAACTCTGGACTAGACTCATATAATATTAGAACTATTACCAAAGCATCTCAAAGTTCATTTGGTGGTGGATCTACGGCATATGCATCATATAACAGAAAGTTTGAAACTTTATATCCACAAGTTCATTATCTAACTGTTACTGGAACTAAGTTGGAAACTAAAGTAAAAACCACCAATATTATTCCAGTTGATTCATCTACTCAAAATTATACATCATATTCACAGACGGATTTCGAAAAGACTTTCCTCAATGAACCACATTTCTTTGATAATCAGAAGGTCATTGCTTCCGAAATCAACGAGACATTAAACAATGTCGGCAGATCTCTTACTTACAAAATGGATCTCTCATCTACAGTGTCATATCTCTCACCTGTAGTTGATCTTTCAAATGCTTCTGTAAAAACTGTTACTAACAGAATTGAAAATGCAAGCGGACAGGAAAACAGATATGGAAGAAGAAATCAAATTTTAGAATTCTATCCAGTTTTCACCTTTGCTTTATCAACAACAACTATTGGTGTGACCTATCAAAATAACCAAAGCATTAAAGGTAAGACTTCACAGGCAACTGGATCTATCGCTAAAGTAGATGGTAACAACATTTGGGTAAAACTTTCCACAAAACAAGGATTTGTAAATGGCGAGGAGGTTGAATTAACTCAAAGCATCGCCAACCCAGTAACAGTTGGTTCTAACCCATCGCTAGTAACGCCAGTAATTAATAGTTCAACACAATCTGCTGCTGGAGAATCAATTACTATTGTTGCTCGCAATCCAGTCGAATCTAAGATTCTTGAAACATATGATAATAGGATTACTGGAAAGTCTATTATTTGGAACAAGACCACGAGGCAGTTAACTCTCAGAACTGATATCCAACCAATCAATAATGATTACAATGGAAGAATTGTTGATAGTAATTTGTATGCCAGAACAAATGAAGTGACTGATCAGATTGCTGATGTTTTCAGAGTTGGTGATATTATTTCATACCCAAATCAACCAGATGATGAAGCATTCTTTATGGAAGTTGCTAAGGTAACTTATAGTAATGGTATTGATTTTGTTGCTGAAGATACTTCCAAAAATAGTTCTTCTATTTCAAAATATGTGACTAAGGAAATTTACATCAATAATCCAGCAACTGCCATTGATGTACATCTGCTTGCAAATATCAAAGACGTCTCAAACATTGAAGTTCTCTATAAGTATAAGAGAGCATCAAGTCAGGAGAACTTTGAAGATTCTGAGTGGATTTATTTTAATGAGTCTGGAGAACCAGATTCTTTAGAACTTGCTACTGCAGAAAACAATATTTCAAGTATTGTAGAAAAGCAATCTTCATATCAAGATCTTAAATACAGCGTTTCCGATCTTCCAGAATTCTCTTCTTTTGCAATTAAGATTGTGATGAAAGGAGTTGATCCAGCATATGTTCCTAAGATCCAAGATATTAGAGCTGTTGCTGCATTCTAATTTCCGCGTATGGGTTACCTCAAAGTTAAAGGGCATGATGGTCTTGTCAGAGACGAGACCACAGGTGCTATCTTGAATTACGACGATTCTGCCATCCAAGCAAGGCGTAAACAAAAACAATTGAATTCCGCGTTGGAAGACATAAATATGTTGAAGGATGAAGTCTCTGAAATCAAATCCCTACTTAGAGAGTTAATAAGAAATGCCAGCAATTCAAGTCGCTAGAACTGACACTTTTGAAACACAAAGAGTCAAAATTAATCAAATTGGTGCTCAAATATTTGATGTTACCCAAGGTGGTAGTGATCTTGCTACTGGCAATTTAAAGTTGGGTGATGGTACACGAACTGCTCCATCCCTAGCATTTACTTCCGATGCTTCTCTTGGAATTTATAAACCTCAAGATGGATATTTTGGGTATGTATATTCTGGGAGAAAATTATTAGATATTTCACCAGAGACTTTTATTTCATATCAGGATATTGTTTTACAACAAAAAATTATTGATGGATCGACATTATCTTTGAATAGTGGTGGATCTAACTATGATCCTGGTGTATATTCAAATATCAGTCTTACTGGAGGAACTGGTTTTGGTGCATTATCCAACATTACTGTTGTAGATTATTCTGGCACGATTACCAATAGCGGAGCAAATTACACTCCAGGATCTTATGTTCTAGTCCCTCTTGATGGTGGCAATGGAACAGGAGCAGAAGCATCATTTGTAATTGATGATATTGATGGTGATATTTTAGACGTTGGTAATGGATATATCCCTGGTGTTTATCCTGCTGTTCCTCTAACAGGTGGATCTGGAACTGGTGCTGAAGCAGAAATAACCATTACAGGTACTGTTAGTATCACGACAACAGTATCTAATGCTGGCACTGGATATACAGATGGTTCTTATCCTGCTGTATTGTTATTCAACGAACCGACACAAACTTTTACAGTTACTGTTATTGCTAATCCTGGTTCTGCACCACCAGATAATGTATACCAAATTGATGGTAATACTCAAGCAACTCTATCCCTAACAAAAGGAAATACTTATTGGTTTGATGTTTCCGATGCTAGTAATGCTGAACACCCATTCGTTCTGCAGTTGAGTGATGGATCCCCACTTCCAGCAGATCAATATGCCATTTCTCAAAATGGATCTGGTGGAAATAGTGGATCATATATCGAATTAGTAATTAAACCAGATGCTACAGAATCTCAATTAAAATATGATTGTGCAGTGCATCCAAATATGGGTGCTGGAATTAATTTATCTACAGGAACTTTAGGAGATTATGGCAATGGTGCCGTAGCACAAATTGATGTTTCTAGTGGATCAGTTACAAATTTCACGATTGTTACTGCAGGAGATGATTACAAAACTTCAGATATTTTAAGAATAGGCACAGATATCTTAGGATTTGGAAATGGATTTTCTGCAACTATCACTAATATTACATATGATGGTATAGTATCTGCTATTACCGTTACAGATCCAGGACAAAATTATGCTATTGATGATGTACTGTCATTTTCAAACACCAGTATTGGTGGAACAGGTTCTGGATTTAGTTATACTGTAACTACAAATCCAGGTATTTTAACTGAAATCACTTTAAGTCAATATGGAACTGGATATCAACTCAATGATGTACTCTTCTTACCAGAAGAAGTAACAAACGTCTCTACTTCATTAAATGGAAGTATTGATGGACTTACTACCACTCTATCTACTGGATCCACAAATATAACAGTTACCGACACTGCTGGTATTTCTGCTGGAATGATTGTGTTTACTCAGCAGGGAAGCACAGGAACTTTAGACCCAGAAACTGTAGTCCAAAGCGTAGTTAGTTCAACTGTTATCGAATTATCACTAGCTCCAACTGGAGATGGAGCAGCAACTTTATCTTTTAATACACAAGAACCATCATCTTCCATTACACTACCTTCAACCGCTGGAATATTTGTTGGATATGAAATAGTTAAATTATCTGGTAGTGGAGTTTTAGATGCAAATACTACTGTAACTTCGGTAGATACTAACACAAACATCATTGGATTGTCTGCAAACGCACTTGTTCCTGGACCTGTTGTTTTGGAATTTGTTCCACCTTATGGAAAAGTTACACAAAGAGCAGAATACACTATCCAAGATCTTGGCACCGTTTCTTCAGTAACATTATCAGATGGTGGTATTGGATATTCGGAACTTGATAATTTATCTGTAAATCCTTTAGATCTAACACAAGATATCACATATCTTGTTACAAATAAGAATATACAGACACTAACTTTCAATCCACCACTATCTGCAGGAACAATTTCTGTAGGTGATGAAGTTAGATTATCGGACAGAGATGTTGTTACATTTACTATAGATACAAGTCCAATACTCAATCCAACAACTGTTGGTCCCCTATCGACAACTTTATCAAATTCTTCGGCAACGATCACAGTTTCTAATACCAGTGGTATTTCTGCTGGAATGTTAGTAGCACAAGATTCTAATGACACTGGACTATTGGATTTTGCTACTACTGTTCTTAGTGTGGATAGTTCCACTACTTTAACACTTTCATTAACTCCAATTGTATCTGGAGCAGCAAATTTAACTTTTGCCACAAATGAATCTGGATCTTATAATAATATAGCATCATCTTCAAGTGGATCTGGAACTGGGGCAACATTTAATGTTGTTAGATCTCCAGACGGAGTAGTTGCAACAGTTCAATTAAATTCTGGTGGAAAATTTTACTTACAAAATGATACCATAACTATCTCTGGATCTGATGTTGGTGGATCTTCACCAACTCATGATATTGTGCTAACAGTTTCTTCTGTATTAGAACTTCAAAATAGCACTGTATATGAAACTATTTTATCAGGGTCGGACATTTCTGGTATTAGAATTGATGCTGGAACATATGCTGATAGCGATGAAATTTATATTCCAAGTTCTGGGTTAACAACATATCCTATAGACACTGCCTCAGTAATTCTATATAGATTTTTCTTAGATGTAGGATCTGGAGAAGAATATAATCCTATTATTACTTTGTACTCTGGAAATACATATAACTTTGATTTTTCCGACAGTAGTAATATTGGTCATGTTTTCTCGTTAAGTAAGTATAGAGATGGAATTTGGGGTCCAAGTTACATACAAAACATTTCAACAACATTAGATGTAAACAATGCAACTCTAACAGTTGTAGATAGTACAGGCATTTTGCCTGGAATGTCTGTTGAAGTTACTTCTGGTTCTGGAGAATTAGTATCGGAAACTTTTGTTGAGAGTGTTCCCAATTTAACCAGTGTTGTTCTTACAAAGCAACCACAAACTTCTGGAAATGCAGTTTTAGAGTTTAGAGGAGTTGAATATTCAGAAAGTGTAACAAGATCTTCAACTAATTTAAAAATTAGAATTAGTGATAGTACACCAGATTTATACTACTATTGTGCTACATCATCGGCGGATCATGCCAATGAGGGTGGGTTTGATAATGAAGAAAATGTACTAACGATTGATACCAATAATCCAAAAACTTTTGGAGCAGGATTATCAGTAACCGTAAATGATATTAGTTCCACTGACGTCATCTCATTAGACATTAATACAGGAAGACTAATATCATCCTTGTTTGAAACACAAAATGCTACAATTGAAAATGCTACATTTGGCACCAATTTAAGTTCACCTAGTGGAACTATTGATGATTTAACATGTTCTTCTATTACATCCAGTTCTACTTTAGCGTTAACAGCTAATAATTTTAGTATTGTTTCTGATATTTCAATTGGAACCTCAATTGACACGAAAATTACTATTCAGTCATCAACTGGAAATATTACAACTTCTGGAATTTTAAAAACTACTGATTCTATCAATATTAATGACAAAATTGTTATCACAGATAATAATATTTCAACCTCCACTGGAAATGATGTTCTACTAACTCCATCAACAGGAAGAGTTGCAAAAGTAAATACAACCTCCGCTCTTACAATTCCTTCAGGAACTACAGCACAAAGACCAACTACAGGAATTGTTGAAAATGGATCTATTCGTTTCAATACTGAAAGTGGTCAATATGAAGGATATAGTGCTGCTACTTCTTCGTGGTCATCTCTTGGCGGAGTAAGAGACCTTGATGGCAATACTTATATCGCAGCAGAATCTTCTGTTGGAGCAAATGACAATACACTATATTTCTTTAATGATGGAAACAATACTGTAAGTGTTACTCCAAACTATTTACAGTTTGTTAATGTTAAAAAGATTCGCTCCATTAACACAACCGCTCCAGCATATACAGAGTATGCTACAAACACTCAAGTCAATGCTGGTGATTATGTAAAGTATAGAAATAATATTTACGAAGTAACACAATCTGGTCAAACAGGAACTTCTGGTAACGAACCAACACATACTAGTGGAGCAGCATTAAACGGAACTGCAGAATTAACTTGGTCAACTACAGCAGTTGCTCCAATTACATTTGAAGAAACCGAAGAAGTTCGTATCGATCCTCTTGGATTTACTGATCTGGTTGTCAATGCTGAACTAAGATTTAGTAACAATGTAATCTCCACAGATCTTAATGATCTTATTGTCAGACCAAATACTGGCAAAAAAGTAACCATTGATACCAATACATCTTTGGTTGTCCCAGTTGGCGATAGCAATCAGAGAGGTGTTGCTACACAAGGATCTATTCGTTTCAACACAACCACATTTACTTATGAGGGTTATGATGGAACAAACTGGGGTTCTCTTGGTGGCGTTAAAGATGTTGACCAGAACACATATATTATTCCAGAACTATCTCCTGGATCAAATGAAAATGTTTTGTTCTTCTACAATAATGGGACAAATACAATTCGATTGACAGAATCTTCGTTGGAATTTACCAACATTGATTCAATTACATCAGTAAACAACAATATTGATATTGAAGCGCAGACTGTTACCTTCAACAATCTTGCCGCTACCATTGATACATCTGGAACATCGTCATTCATTCACACAACTAAAGACAATCTAGATCTTGGTCTTGCGGTTGGTATAAATGTTGATCCTCTTCTGAGACTAGATACTAATGGAGATATCTATGTAAACAAAGCATTTGGAACAGGTTCTTTTGATGGTTTAAAACTAATCAATAGTTCCTTTGATACTTTTGAACTTTCAGATCTAAGAATTAACACCCAGGATATTCAACTTATCAAGGGTGGTACTAATTCTGGTGCGGCAGTTCTTTATGATCCATCAGTTGACACTGGTTCCAGAGTAACGGTTTCTGTTTACAATCAGACAACTGGTGATAAAGAAATGATTGAGTATCATGTAACTGATAAAGGAAGTGATATCTTCCATTCAGATATCAGCAACTTGATTACTGGTGTAAATCTGGTGACACCAGTATTTGACTTTGATGCTGGCAATAATGTAAGAGTTACATTTACACTTACAGATTTGACCATTGGCGATGTTGTAAATATTACAGTAGTATCAAACACATTCAAGAAGTAAAATGGCAGTAAATCTAAGAACTTACGATTCAGTTGGCGGATTTTCTGTCAACAACACAACTTTGGTTAACGAGCTCAAAGACATCAAAAACGCAAATACAGTTGAAGTAAAAAATAGTTATTTTAATGATGCTTCTACAACTAAGTATATTTTAAGAGGAACAAATACATCAGTTCTTTCTACAAATGATGTTGGAGAGCAAATTATCATTCCATCATCAACAATTAATTTTATTACAGCAAACATTGCTGGTGTGAATGATAGTGGTGGAGGAAGTTATTCCTTGAAGATCGAAAGCGCAGTAACTTGCTCTGCTGCTGGAGACGTTCAAGTCTTATCATCACTCACAACTATTATTAAAGATAGTATTCCAACAGGAGAAACTTGGGAAGCAGTTCCATATGATAGTGGGGCAGCAAACAGATTTAGTTATTCTACAACAAGAGCAGGAACTGTGACCGAAATCAACTGGGTCGCATCAGTAGAGGTAGTCTCTGTTTCTTGGTGATATAACTAAATAGATAAAGGTTATAAACTAAGGCGGGAGCACCTAGTAAAATGAGTTTTAAGTTCAACTCTGACAGGGAAAGAATTAGTGGCGTCAATCCACAAATCGTTGGAAGTAACGAAACTACGATTAGGATTGGTTCTGGTTCGGATGAGATTGAAGTCCTAAGGGCTCAAAAAGATTCTGTTACTGGATTGCCTCGTGTTGGTATCAATAGAACTGGAAGACGAGTAGAAAGTATATCCGTAAATGAGAATCAAGGTGGTTCTGGTTATACCCTGGTTCCTGATGTAACTCTAAGTGCTCCAGATCTTAGTGACGGTGTTCAGGCTCTCGCTTCAGCAGTTATTAGTAATGGTTCTGTTGTTGCTATTATTGTTGACAATCCTGGTGATGGTTATCTTACTGCTCCAACAGTAACTATCACTGGAGGTAATGGTTCTGGTGCTGCAGCGACTGCCAATCTAGACACAGTTGATTATGAATTGGATATCAATGGTGCTATTAGAACTTCTACATCTATCATTTCAGATACGGCAAGAATTCTAAACCTAGATATTGACAACTTTGTTACTCCAGATGCCGATATTAGAGCTCCATATTTAAAAACATGGGCAAACGGAACTGGAATTCTTTGGGTTCCAAACGTCATTCTTCAAGTTGGTGCTTACAGATATTATGGTCAAAACATCTATGAAGTTGTAACTGCTGGTCAAACTGGAACAACTCCACCAACACACACTCAAGGCACTGCCACTAACGGTGAAGCTGAGTTAATGCATATTGGTTATCGTGTAGATGACACTAATGCTGGACATTATGGTATTACTGGCGATAGTGGTGTTTTCCCAAGATCCATTACACCACAATTAGGAGACCGATCAAATAAAATTGCCACTACAGAATATGTTCTGAACTTGGCAACAAATGATGTTGGTGGTCGTATTTATGTTTCTCAACAAATTGGTAGTGATAACAACGATGGTCGCTCTGCTGTAAATCCAGTTAGAACTATTAAGAAGGCAGCGCAGTTAGCTTGGCAAACTCCTGGGGTAAAAGAATCTATTATTATTTCTGGTGGTGACTATGTAGAAGATAACCCAATTTCTCTGCCACCAGATTGTTCTATTGTTGGTGATAACCTTCGTCTGGTTATTATTAGACCAGCAAACCCACGCAAACACATGATGAAGTTTGGTGATAAGAACTACGTCATTGGTGTTACTTATAGAGACCAAATTGATAGTGCTGGAGATCCTGTGGCAACATGGGATTATGCCATGGTCTTTGATGATAAACAAAGAATCTACTACGACTCAACAACTGGTGGAGATTTTGAGAGAGATTTTCCAGTAGGTCATCAAATTTTTGGACCAGATAAAATCAGAGTTGCATTCTAGTCAAATACTGGATTGGCAAATCTAATTCCTGGTCTGAGAGTTCGCGGTGTAAACACGGGTTCTGTTGCTGCTCTCACTGACGTATCTTTCACCACAACTACAGGGGCAAACGCATATACATCAGGATCTGTAGATGCTGACATTGTAAGTGGTTCTTTCAACACTGGCGAAACTTTCCAATACGGCGGAACAGGAACTGTTCCATGGGAAGCTTCTACTGCCTACACACTAGGACAAGTAGTTTGGGCAAATGATTATGTTTATACGGTAACTACCGCTGGTACTTCTGGATCTCAACCACCAACGCACTCCAGTGGTAGTGCCACAAATGGAACAGTAGATTTTGATTATCTGAGAGATGCTTATGAGTTTGTTTCTACAGACATTCGTTCCATTAGAGCAGAAGGTGAAGTTGTATCTGTAAATGAAGATCTAGTAAGCGAACTACCAATTTCCAGAATTGATTTTGCTCTACAGGGAACAGATGCTGTAGCGACTGGTGGTTATCAATCTGAGCAATTTGGAAATGCTGAAGATCTTGGTGGTATTGTTTTCTATACGAATGCTCTAGTTGGAAGACAAAATGTTCACGATTTCAAAGAAGGACAGGAAATTGTAATCTCTGGTCTTCCTACATCAAACCCAGATCTTTCCATGTTGAATGGAAAGCAAAGAATTTATAAAGTATTTGAAGATGCTGATGGAAGAGCAAGAAGATTTGTAATTCCAAAGAAACTTCCATCACTGACAGATTCTAACTTTGATCCAGGTCAGTTCGCCACGGTTTCTTCATACGAGAAGTCAATTACACTAACACTTCTCAACTCTCCAAACAAATTCTCGATGGCAACTCCTACTGAAAGGAGATATCAAGATGCTTGTTTGCTAATTCGTAATAACATTGACTTTATCACAGATGAAGTTTATTTGCGTTTAGTAGCAGAATTTCCAAACCTCGTAGTTCCTGGTGGTCCTACAAAATGCCGTAGAGACATTGGACACTTTATCAATTCTGTTGTTAGAGACCTCCAGTTTGGAGGCAACTACAATGTAATTGAAGCAGCAGAATACTATGTCCAAGGAACACAAATTGGATATGTTGATACTGAAATCATCGAAACCGTAAGAGCATTTGAATATGCTAGAGAATTGATGATCTATGCGATGTGCAATTGGAGAACTGGAAATAGAACTACAGTAGATCCAATTTACGTCCCACAGTATTCCTCTGTAACAAGATATTTTGATGACACTGTTATCACAGCAACTGCGGGATCTCCTGCATGTGATGATGTAAGATCTGCTATTGATACACTCTCATATTTGTTTGTTGATGTTCTTGCAAACAATGCATCTGGAACTGTTTTAGATGCTGCTTATCTAATTGCTAGAAACGAGACTTTTATCGCTGAGGAAGCACTTGGATATGCTGAAGCACAATATCCTGCTTTAGGACTATCTGCTGGCGATCAGACGAAGTGTAAGAGAGATATTGGTTACATTCTAGAAGGACTTATCAGAGACCTTGTATTGGGCGGTAATGCGGGTATTGTAAATGCTGCCGAATTTTATTTCACTGGAACTGAACTCACAGGTATTCCACAGAGCGAACTTGGACCAACGATCTATGCATTCTCTAAGGTAAAAGAACTTGCCATTTTGGCAATGCGTAACTGGAAAACTGGAGATGGAACTGGTCCTGTCTATACACCAGTTTATTCTGGCACTTCTTTATTCACAGATGCCACAATTCTTGTAGATGCTGCTACACCCATTTGTGCTGGTGTTGAAAGTGCTATCACAACAGAAATGGAACTTCTAGAAGACATTCTAGATGGAACAATTTCCCCTGGTGCTACAAGCAGAACTTATGGCACTTTGCACGATACATCTTCAATTATTTCATATCCAGATTCAACAATCTATGACTCTGAGAATAAGAGAGTAACTCCAAGAGCAGACTATGATGATTATCCAATCATTGAAGCATCACCATACACTCAGAACTCTTCTGTTATCTCTTTCCTAGGTGGTGGCGGTGCTCTGGTTGA